CCTGACTTGGTACTAATCGACTATGTTGATTGTATCTCACCTGAAAGAAGTGTTGATGGTGAAGAATGGAAGGGTGAGGGTTCAATCATGAGAAGTTTAGAATCTATGACATCAGAATTCAATATTGCTATTTGGACGGCAACTCAAGGTAATAGAGGATCAATTTCATCTGAGGTTGTAACAGGAGACCAAATGGGTGGTTCTATTAAGAAGGCACAAATTGCACACATCATTCTTTCAATTGGTAAAACACTTGAACAAAAGGAGAGTAATTTGGCTACATTAACTTTATTGAAATCTCGTGTTGGTAAGGATGGAATTATTTGGCAAAATTGTAAATTCGACAATCAATTTTTAGTGATTGATACGGAGTCACAAAACACTTTGTTGGGTCACGAACATCAACAAGAAGAGAGAAGATCGAACAGAGCGGCCGAGGTATTTAGAAAGGCACAAGAAAAAAAAGCTAGAGTTTAAATTATAAAAGATATGGGTAAATTATTTACAGAGAGAATTGCGTTTAAACCATTTGAATATCCCGAATATTACAATGAGGGTTGGTTAAAACAAATGCAGGCATTTTGGTTACACACCGAAATTCCTATGCAGGGTGATGTTAAAGATTGGAATGAAAATTTAAGTGTATCTGAAAAACACTTAGTTGGTAACATCCTTTTAGGGTTCGCACAAACAGAATGTGCGGTATCCGATTATTGGACAGGAATGGTTACTAAATGGTTTCCAAAACATGAAATCAAACAAATGGCGATGGCGTTTGGGTCTCAAGAGACAATTCACTCGGTTGCATATTCATATCTAAATGAAACGTTAGGTTTGGAAGATTTTGAAGGGTTTTTACATGATGAAATCATGAAAGAACGTTTTGAATTACTTACAAATACAACTGCAGATTGGACACCCGAAGATTTAAAAAACAATCATAAAGCAAGAGTTGAGGTGGGTAGAAGTTTGGCGATATTTTCGGCGTTTGCTGAAGGTGTTGCACTTTATTCGTCGTTCGCGGTTCTTTATAGTTTTCAAATGAGAAACTTATTAAAAGGAATTGGGCAACAAATGAAGTGGAGTGTGAGAGATGAATCATTACACTCAAAGATGGGATGTCAATTATTCAGACATATGTGTATGGAATATCCTGAATTATTAGATGAGGCTAAAGAAGACATTTATAAGGCTGCTGAAATGATTAGAGATTTGGAACACAAATTCATTGATAAGATTTTTGAAATGGGTAATTTAGAGAATCTTAAAAAAGAAGATTTAAAAGAGTTTATCACAAAAAGAACTAATGAGAAATTAATAGAATTAGGGTATACTCCTCAATTTAAATATGATGATGAAATGGCATCAGAACTTGATTGGTTTTATAATTTAACAGGAGGACACACTTTAACAGATTTCTTTGCTATTAGACCTACTGATTATAGTAAGGCAAACGAAGGTGAAGATTGGGAAAGTGGTATTTGGTAAAATGGTTTCGTTAGTTAATGGTTTTTTCATCTAACCTATATTTATACTTAAATAATTAAAATTATGTATATCTATAAAACGACCAATTTAATTAACGGTAAAATTTACATAGGTAAGAGCGAAAAACATTTCAATCCAAATTATTACGGTAGTGGTATTTTATTGAAGAAATCGGTAAAAAAATATGGGATTGAAAACTTTTCGGTTGAACTTATTGAAAAATGTGACTCTATTGAAGAGTTAAATTATAGAGAAAAGTATTGGATATTACAATATATTGACAATTCGTATAACATTGCAGAAGGAGGTACGGGAGGATGGACAACAAAAAATTATACATCAGAACAAAAATTAGAATATGGTAAATTATTATCTGAAATACGGAAAGGTAGAAAACATAGTGAAGAAACTATTCAAAAATTAAAAATTATGCATAGTGGTAAAAATTTTGGTGATAGTGAAAAAGTTAGTGAAACCATTAAGAAATTATGGAAAGACCCAAACTCGATTTACAATTCTAAAGAATATAGAAATAGACTATCTATTGCCAGTAAAAAAAGAATATGGACCGATGAAACAAAAGAAAAAATAAGACAAAGTAAAATTGGTTCAAAAAATCCGGTATCAATTAAAATTGAAGTTGACGGAGTAATTTTCGAAACCAGAAGAGAATGTGCAAAACATTTTAAGATTAGTGAACCTGCTGTTACAAAAAGATGTAAAAGCAAAAACTTCGAAAATTGGAAAATAATTAACAAAAAAAATTAAAAATTAAATTAGAAATCAATATGAAGAACTATGGAGAAGAACTCGGGTGGGAATTAGATGTTGATTTCCCATCATGGGGAAACACAGAAATTTATGTAAAAACGATATCTAAAGGATATCTTTTACCGGGTGAGAAACCAAAAGATGCTTATTGGAGAGTGTCGACTAAAATTGCACAAAGATTGGGTAAACCACATTTGGCAACTAAATTCTTTGACTATATATGGAAAGGATGGTTATGTCTAGCAACACCTGTTCTTTCAAATACAGGTACGGATAGAGGTTTACCAATTTCATGTTTTGGTATTGATGTCGGTGATAGTATTTTCGAAATTGGTAACAAAAATCTTGAATTGATGTTACTTGCGAAACACGGAGGAGGAGTTGGTATCGGTATCAATATGATTAGACCGGCTGGTGCGAAAATCACAAATAATGGAACATCTGATGGTGTTATTCCATTTATAAAAATCTACGACTCAACAATCTTAGCAACAAATCAAGGTTCTGTTAGAAGAGGAGCAGCATCGGTTAACATTAAAATTGACCATAAGGATTTCGAGGACTTCTTAGAAATTAGAGAACCAAAGGGAGACGTGAATCGTCAATCACTCAACTTACACCAGTGTGTAGTTGTAAGTGACAAATTCATGAAGAAACTTGAGGAAGGTGATTCGGATGCAAGAAGAAAATGGGGTAAACTACTTCAAAAGAGAAAGGCAACAGGTGAACCATATATCATGTACAAAGGAAACGTGAATAAACACAATCCTGAGATGTACAAAAAGAATGGTTTAAAGGTTCATATGACAAACATCTGTTCTGAAATTGTTCT